GAAATACATTAACTCATTGTATAGAATCCAAAATCACAAACCCAATGGGGATCAGCTTAGGGAAATTTTACTCTATCTTAAAAAAAAATCCAGAGATTGAAAGCCAAGTATTAGACGCAAGACGTTTAGGTATTCAAACATCTATTGATAGATTACTTGAAATATTTAATCATCAAGAACTTGAAAATCCTAATCAAATACTATGGATAACTCGTAAAGCTGACTTTGTTAAATGGATTGCCGGAAAAATTACTGACTTGTATTCAGATAATAAGGTCCAGAAAGTGGACCAGAAAACTGAAATGAAAATTAGCTGGGGTAATGATGAAGATGATTTGATTGATGTAAACGCTGAAGATATTCCAACGTCTACACCAGATAAAAGTTAAGATTTATTTTATATTTTCTATTATATTTTCAATATTATAATAAAGTTCAGTACCTTTTTTGGTGTTCCTAGTTCCACCATCATTGTCTGGGTCTGTTTCAACGTACTGATTTGCCACATCATTATTTAAGTTATCAATGAATATAAAATATAATTCATCAGCTATTGTACTTGCTTTTTCTCTGTTCATAATTCCCTTTTGTTAGTTTTTTATTTTTATAGTAAGTGTAAATTATACCTTTAGCACTTAATATATTTAAAAGAGTTTGTTTCATCAACTCATCTAAATTCTGTTGCTGTGTTAATTGTTTATTCATTAAAGAACTATGTATGCTTGTATTAATTTATTTTGTGTAAATCCTCTTGATTTAGAATGTATTTCAATACCACAATTATATAAATAATATTGATCTACATTATCAAGCATATCACATAATTTAGTTTTATAATGCAAAGCTAAATTACCCTCTAATTCTCCAAATGGATTAGTACAATATTCTTTAGGAAGTATATCCAATCTTTTTAAATATTTATCTTGACCACTATAACAACTTTTATTTCCACTTGTATATTTTAATATCCATTTTATACGTTTCATTATTTTAGGATACCATTTTTCATTTTTCCATTGTTCTATTTTGTAATGTTGTGCCATTTTATTTTTCCCTTCGTTATATTGTTATTGTTGATAATATCATTAAAAATAAAACCATGACTAAGCAATAAAAATTTAAACTAGTCATTAGTTTCCTCATTGTAAATTGTGATGACAACATCATCATTATTTGAACTGTCATTTTCAATATCACATTGCCACATATTTTCTAATTGGTCATTGTAAAAAACAATTTCTTTATTTTGGTCAAATTGTTTTAGTCTTTCTATTAAGTTTTTAATTTTCATTTATTCCCCTTCCCAATCTGTGTTTGCATTGTCCATTATTTCTTGTGGTATAGGTTTAAAATCTATTTGCTCATATAAACCTTTTGTTTTTTCATGCTGTCTGTATTGCTCTTTTATATTGTGCAATTCCTCTAGCTTAATTAACTCATCTATTTTATTTTGCAGCTTGTTTGTCATAGTTTCCCTTTGTTAGTTGATATAATTATATTTTTCATTTAATTTCATTAACCAATCTTTATAAAATTGTATTCTTGCAAATTCTTCTCTTAATGAAAACTCATCTAAATATTCAAAATTAAGATGAATTTTTTCCATTAAATATAAGTATTGATATTTTTTTTGTTTTTGCATAGTTCCCTTTTTTTAGTTGTTTATTTCTATTGCTTCAATTTCATTATCAATACACTCACTTCCATATTGTTCCCAATTATCAGCTTTTGCGATAGCTTCTTTTTCAGAGTTAGCTTCAACTGTACACTCATAATAAATTATTTGTTGACTTGTATCTATCAATTTATATTTTTTCATAGTTCCCTTTTTATTGGTTAATTGTGGCTTTTTCATGGCTAAATACTAAATATTTAACCATGATTGCTGCTTTTTTATAATATCTTTTTGTAGTTGGTTGTGCTTGTAAGTTGTGCAACCATTTAAAAAAAGACAAATTATAATTATATATTTAAGCATTTATAGTTATTCCATTTTCATCTAATTTATCATGATAATGAACTTTATTATTAATATTTAAATCAACTAATTTATATTCACCAGATTTGATCTTTTTTCTAGTGTCTTTAATAGTTTCATTTAAAAATATATTTCTATATTTGCCGGTAGTGTTTGAGTAGTTCCAATATTTTTGGTCTAGTTCTACATCATAATTACCATCACCACTATTGATCTTTACAATTATTGATTTATAACTTTGAAAAAATGTGTTTCCATTGTCATCAGTAATTGTAAATTGATTTGCTACTTTGTTTCCGTTTGTGCTTGTCATGTTTTCAGTTTTCATAGTTTCCTTTTTTGTTAGTTATTATTAGTATAGTTATTATTGTGGCTTAAATTAGGCAATATTATTGTTGAGTAAAACCACAAAACCAATTTTTGCCTTTGGTGTCCGGTCTACTACAATATCTTTTAGCCTCATCTAAACTTAAATTTTTTTCCATAACTTTTTGAGTTCCAGATTTTCTAAATTTAATTATTTTGTATTTTTTAATTGTTTCATCTATTTGTGTCATAAGTTCCTTTTTTTTGGTTGATTTGATCATATTGTTTTTTTTCATAGTTTTATAGTCGTATATTTTTATGGCTAAATTTAGGCAATAATATCATCTGAATATAATCTTTTTTGCTGTATAGAATAATCATTGTCTAAATCTTTTTTAATGTTTTTTTCATGATCTATTTGATTATAAAGATCAGTAAATTTAGAATGAAATTCATCACTAAAATTATCAGCATTATTATCAGCTGTAAAAATATCAAAATCCTCTTTTGATTTATTTGCAAACTGTTTCAATAAATGTTTTTCATTGTAGTTCATAGTTTCCTTTTTATTTGATTTGTTAAACATAATTAAAGATAATAAATTCATATGGCATAACTAAGGCAAGAAACCAAACCGAACGCCTTATTTCTGACACAATTCATTTGTGATATAATTGCAACAGTATTTAAATTGATAATAATATAATGAGTTGGAATAGTTAAAAGAATATTGATTGAGATAATATATATAAATGATCGTATCCATTTATAAACCGTCTTTGTTTTTTCTCTACGTGTTAAGCAACGGGACAGTATCAAACAATTTTTAAAAGGTTTAATTGATTTGTACCGAGAACCGTTTCTTATCGCTAATCTATGGTGGATATATTTAAGCTAATAAGTATTGCTTTTTGGTTTTTTAAAGAGAGGGTATACCCCAAAATTCTGTCGCAAATTTCTCTCTATATATACACCGAACATTTTCACACACACACAGACAGTTCTCCTAAAACAACCCACCCCCTTTTATCCACACTTAATCCAAATTTTTTATTTTACTATTTTTTACAAATGAACTAGATGTAGTATATGGATCACCTTGACTTAGAAGATGTAGAATCAATCTGTTATATTGAAGAAGGAAGCAACAATGTAATAATGAAGTTCTATGGATTTACTGCTTCTAAACAAGCAGAGCTATTTAGTGTCTTTGCTATGAAGAAACTAGACTTTGATTACATACCAAATGATGCGTATAGGAATAACTCTATACACTAGATATGGATATTAAAATCCCCTATACACCAAGAAAGCATCAGAAGCTATTACACCAACAAATTGATAAACATAGATGGAGTGTGCTAGTCTGTCACAGGAGATTCGGCAAAACTGTCTGCATGATTAACCACCTTATTAAATCAGCATTAATGTCTAAACAAAAGAATCCTAGATTTGCCTACCTTGCACCCACATTCAAACAAGCCAAGAGTATCGCATGGGACTACATGAAACAATTTACTGACAAAATACCCCACACTAAATTTAATGAAACAGAACTTAGAGTTGATTTACCCAATGGTGCTAGAATTACATTACTTGGATCAGATTCACCAGATGGATTAAGAGGTATCTACTTGGATGGCTGTGTGATTGATGAGTATGCCAATGTCAACAGTAGGTTGTTTCCAGAGATAATTAGACCAGCTCTATCAGATAGAAAAGGTTACTGTGTCTTTATTGGTACACCAGCAGGAATGAACAACAACTTCTATGAATTATACCAACACGCAAATGGAGCAGATGATTGGTTTAACTACAAGGCAAAAGCATCAGACACTAAGATTGTGGATGAAGAAGAGTTGGTCAAGGCAAGAGAGATAATGGGTGAGAAGAAATACCTACAGGAATTTGAATGTGATTGGATTGCTAACATTGAGGGAGCAGTATATGGAGATGTGATTGGCAAGATGGATGACAATAAGCAATTAACAAGAGTACCATACGATCCTGCACTACCAGTTTCTACAGCATGGGATTTGGGGGTTTCAGACCATAGTGCTATTATCTTTTATCAGCAGAATGGAAGTGTCATTAACATTATTGATTACCATGAAGAGAGAGGTCAAGGATTACC